CACAAAACTGCTCGAAGGCACAGTTTAGTACCCTGTATTAACCTCAGTAAAACAGGCTTTACTACAACTTTTATAATGGCTCTCCATTATATTTCTGCCCCAGAACAGGTTGTGTCGTTGTTCTCATCTGAAGCGCAATCCAGGATTAGCGCTATGGCTCTCCAAAATTTCTCTTCATTTGAAGAGGAAGCTCATGCGGCCTTCAATTACCACCTAGAGGCATACCCTAAATCAAGGTTGTGCAAGAAGGGTGTGTATTTATCACCGTATTCATTTGTGAGTCATAGTCATCCTGTTTGCAAAACACTTGAGTCCTACATAATAAACAAAAAAATTGTGAATTATATTGATGATAAGTACATCTTTGTTGGCATTAAAGATTCAAAACTTGCTGCCCTCAGAGTAAATAAAAAGTTAAGGATGGCAGAAGTCATTAACAGGTATGTCTCCGCCCATGACATACAGAGGTATGGCGCTGATGCTTACTTCAATTGTGCTAAAATGGCATGGAGAGGGAGAAAGGTAGGGCTGCCCCTGGTTGATCTAGTTCCCCGAGTTTTAACATCTGGGAAGAGAAGGATTTTTCTTTATGATGAACTGCATTACTGGACGACAAATGATCTCATAGACTTTATAGACATCACCAATCCAGAGGTCATAGTCGCTACATTTGTTTATCCTAAGGAAATTCTTGTTGGATGCAAAGAAAGCTTGAATCCATGGGCGTACAAGTTCGAAATTTTTGGGAGCACTATTAAATTTGCACCTGATGGAGTTTGGTCAGAGTCCTATGAACAACCAGTAGAAGCTGGGGATATCTTGAGATTGAATAAGCTTGTGACAAAGCACGGGATTTACTCTATTCAGGTTAGAGATTCTATTTTTTGTCACAGTGTGGTGATAATCTCAAAAGGGGATTTGGTCACGGAGAAACGAAGAATCTTTTCTGATTTTGACGCAATACGCATTGGCGAGCTCAGACCATATAGAGGGCGTGTTGATGAAATTTTGCCGGTTCGTCATGATATAGTGCTTAGTATTTTCAAGTATCTGCGGACACTTAAAAAACCAGATTTGCAGTCTGCAATGGCCAAGCACAGACAGATTTGTGACGAACCAACTGGCTTTGAGGTCAGATTCATAGAAGATTTCTCTGCTTTTCTACTTGCCAATAATTGCACGCACGATCTCATTGAACGTGGCTTTGGAGCTCTGCTGAAGGGAGCAGTCTTCAATTTGATGCCTGATTACATGAAGCCCTTCTTTTCATCTCTGAAGGAAATGAGTTTGAGCAGATTCATAGAGCAGGTCAAACCCTTCGAGTTCTACCTTGATTGTGAAACCGGGCGAAGAAGCTTTGACATCCCTGGGTGGTGTTACTCTGTAATTGAATCGTCCATTGAGTCCACCAAGAACATCCTGGATGAGAAAATCCTAGAAGTTGCTTGTAAGATCCCTTCTCCAAAGGCGACTTCTTCCAATCCTTATGATTTTTCCGCCTATGATTGCGTGCTGAATATTTGGCAAGATGCAAAACCTTCCCTCTCAATAGCTAGGGCCATGCTTGAAAGGCTCATGGCTGGAGCTGTTAACGTCTGTTCTTTATCAGCTGCCAGCAATCTCTTTGGTGATGGGGAAACTGAATTCAAAAGAAAATTGAAAGGAAACTTGCTTGGCTTCTACCTGTCCAACAGAAAGGCTTTGCAACCTCTGTTAATTCAGGTCTTGGCGCAAATCAGAAGAGAAGCAAAGATGATTAAGCCTTTGAGACTACTTAAGCAAGAATCATACTCTGATGAATTAAGCAGGTCGTCCCCCGCATTGAAGAAGGCAAAATGTGGAGTGCAGTACTTCAAGGAACTTTTTCAACTCTGCACCATAGAAATCCTCAGCTCTGTGAATCCAGCTGAAGTTAGTGCGGAGGGTGAGGGCTTGCGCGGAACCAGCAAGCCGGAAAGGGGGGCAGTCAGTGTTGAACCCACTTGTCTAGCTTCACCCGCTGGCAATGTGAATGAAACCGAGGAAATTCGGGCTGACACAGGGGAGCTGCCCAGTGATGTTAGTTGTTCAACTCCTCTTCACCAAGAGCCTACCACTAACGAGCCCAACCCCGACAAATCGAGTAACGTTAGTGATTCATCACTAAGTGCCAACAATCCTCACTCAAAGATGGGAGATGAATGGGAAGGGAAGCCAAAACCCGATTGCCACAGTGAGGATTCAAAGGAACGGGTCACTGAATTTCTGCTCAACTGCTCAATCCTAAGGACTAGAGATTGCTCATCAATCCCGAAAGTGGCTATCTTTCCTGTCCCCGCTGATGGCGACTGCTTTTGGCATGCTGCAGGTAGTGTGCTTGGTGTTGACGCTGGCAAGATCAAGGAACGCCTCCGGGAGTTGGCTGCTGACATTGAGGACTCAGATATAAAGAGAAAGGTACTGTTTCAACTGAGTGAGCGCGAGTGGGCTGCGGACGAGTCAATCGCCTTCTTCTGTGACACTTTCAACGTTCAAACCACTGCCTTTGTGTGTGATAAGGATCCACTGGTTTTTACCTCAGTGGTTACTTTCTGTCCAATGAGCGGCGATTCGGACTCTTTTCAAAATCTGATGGTTAAATTCAACTCCGTCACCCAGCATTTTGATTTGGCCCTGCCTAAGAATGGGTGTGTCATCCGCGCCATTGCTGAGTTCTTAAACCAGAAGCCAGCCAAGGTACTCTCAGTGATCTCTAAAGAATGCTCGAAGGAGCTTGTGGAAGACATTATGTCTGGCTTGGGGGTCCAACCTGTCCACTTGAAGGAGCTATTTTCTTTCTTTGACATTGCAGCTGAAGTCCGGGAGAACGGTAACTCCAGATTGATCAATGCAAAGGGCAGTAGATCAGCCACATTCCAAATCAGTGACGATCATATGACGTTCTTATGTAGTGGCAGAAGCTCAGCTTGCGGCTCTCTATCTTTACAGCCTAGAATTGTGTCCATGGGTCCAGAAGCTGATTATGAATCGTTTACCAAAGAAGGGAGCGGCTTAATCCAATACGAGCCATCTTTTGAAAGGGCCTCACGCCTAGCAAAATCTTTACTTCAAGGTTCCACAGGGGTGTTTAGCAGTAAACTGGTGTGGAAGAGGTATGACTGGCTGCAAGACAAAAGCAAGCTACAGTTTGGAAAGAGAGGTATCAGCTTTTGTGTAGGCACCTTTGGCTCGGGGAAGTCCAGCAGCGCGATTCGGTACTTGAAAGATCATCTGGGATATAAAAACACTGTTGTGACTCCAAGAAGGTTTCTTTGTAACCAAATCAAGGAGCAACTTGGATTCAAAGAGGGCAAGATCCGACGTGGCGTTCAGACGAATGTACTTACTTTTGAAACTGCCTTAGCAAAAATCGCTCAATTGAAGAATTCAAGATTTTTCATAGATGAAAGTCAACTATTTCCTCCCGGTTATCTCGACTTGCTCTGCCTAATACTACCCAGGGAGTCAACTATTTTCTTGATGGGGGATCCTGCTCAATCGTCCTATGATTCTGAGGCTGATCGCCACATATTCAGCGACGTCAGCAACGACCTTGACGTATTGCTTGATAAGAGCAACTATCAGTACTTGGTTTACAGTCACAGATTCAAAAATCCGGTATTCAACAAAAGGCTTCCCTGTGAATTCCATGAAGGTTCCTTCAATTTGGTTTCTGAAGGCTGGACCTTTTACAGCAGCTGGGAGGAGATTAAGCTGGCAATATCAAAGAAGAACTTTTCATGCGATGCCTTCCTTGTTAGTGCCTTCGCTGAAAAAAAATTGGTACAATTTATGATGGGAAAGCAAACTAAGGTTTACACGTTTGGAGAGTCAACTGGTATGAATCTCAAACATGCTTGTGTTTTGCTCACTTATGACTCTCAGCAAGCTGATGAGAAAAGATGGTTAGTGGCTTTATCCAGGTCCAGTGAAGGAATCAGCTTTTTGAATTTATCTGGGAGAACCATGCAGCAATTTGCTGATGACATGAGTCCCAGTGTTTTTACCAAATTTGTTAGTTCAACTGCCAAGCTGGAGGATCTGCGCTGCTTGCTGCCTGGGAAGCCATCCTTCGTTAAAAAATTTCAGAGAATTGGCTCTGATGAAGTAGACAGGGAGGAGAGATTGAAGGGTGATCCATGGCTGAAAACCAAAATATTCTTGGGCCAAAGAGCTGAAGTGCCTGTTGAGCCGCAAGAGTCTGAGGAGCCGCCACCTGTATTAATGAAGACTCACTGCCCATTGGGATCACTGGGCCTGCTGCAGGCAAGTCATGACGGCCATTTGAAGGCAAAAGAAAGGAGGGAGAAAAGGGTGGACTTCGACCTTGTTACTGACCAGTTCACAGAGGAGTATTCCAAAGGATTTTCACACGCGCCAGCTCCTGAAAGATTTGAGGCCATATATCCCAGGCACAAGGCGGGTGATACTGCAACCTTCGTCATGGCTGCTAGAAAGAGGTTGTTCTTTTCACGACCAAATGTTGAAGCCGCCAAGCTTAGGGCTGCACTCCCATATGGTGATATGATGAAGGACATCTTTCTTTCGCACGTTCCCATCAAGCATAATTGGGATCAAAGGTTGTTTGAGGAGTCGAAGGCTGACTTTGAACGTAAGAAACTGGAGAAGAGTGCAGCAACCATAGAAAATCATTCTGGAAGGTCAAACCCTGATTGGTCAATTAGGGAGGCACTAATTTTTATGAAGAGTCAGATCTGTACAAAGTTTGACAATAGATATAGGGATGCAAAGGCTGGACAAACATTAGCTTGTTTTCACCACAATGTCTTATGCAGATTTGCCCCTTACATTAGATACATAGAAAAAAAATTGTTTCAGGCCCTGCCCAATCAGTTTTACATTCATAGTGGGAAAAATTTTGATGACCTCAATGACTGGATTCTGAACGCTGATTTTAGCAGGGTCTGCACGGAGTCTGACTATGAGGCCTTTGACTCTAGCCAAGATAGCAACATTCTGGCCTTTGAAGTTTCTATTATGAAATTTTTGCACATTCCCGTGGACTTGATCTCTGATTATATATACTTGAAACAGAACACGGTGAGCAAACTTGGTGCCTTTGCAACAATGAGATTCACTGGAGAGGCTGCTACCTTTCTTTTTAATACAATGGCAAACATGGTTTTTACCTTCATGAGGTACAGCATCAGCAAGTTTGACAAAATAGCATTCGCTGGCGATGACATGTGTGCCAACCGAAATTTGCCAGTGACAAATGCTTTTGAAGAAATTCTCTCCAGAATGAAGTTAAAAGCCAAGGTCCTTAGAGTGCGAAACCCAACTTTCTGCGGATGGTGCCTGACCAAATTTGGGATTTACAAGAGGCCGCAACTGGTTGCTGAGCGACTCATTATAGCCATAGAGCGCGGGAACTTGGCGGACTGCATTGATAATTACGCCATAGAAGTTTCCTACGCCTATAATTTAGGTGAGAGGCTGGTCTCCATCATGTCTGAAAAGGAAGTGGAAAGTCATTACTTTTGTGTAAGGACCATAATTAAAAACTCAAAGTTGTGCAAAAGTAACATATCACAGCTGTTCAATGAAGGCAGAAGTGTCAGCCCAGGAAAGCTGTTTTAGTCATGGAAGAAGTTTGTGAGAAGTTGCTAGAACTAGGTTATATTAGAGTCGAGTCTGTTAGTATATCATACCCTATAGTAGTGCACGGAGTTCCAGGTTGTGGGAAGAGTTTCATTTGCAAAGAACTTGCTAAGGACCCAAAATTTAAGGTTCAATCTTTTGGTGTGATTCCAGCAGGAAGTCTGTGCGGGGCGGTGATCCATAAAGCTTTGACCGAACCATCAGGTGATTTTAACGTTTTGGACGAGTACCTTGGTGGCAAAGATTTCAACCTTGAGAGATTCGATTTGGTTCTGTCTGACCCGTATCAGAGCTTCAAAAAGCCAGAAAGGGCCCACTTCACAAGTAACATCACTAGAAGGTTTGGCTCCCAAGTTTGCTGCTTGTTGAACAAGTTGGGATTCGACATCATTCCGCACCCATCTCTGCCTGCTGAGCAAACTTTGCTGATCGAAGGCAGCTTGTTCAAAACTGAGCTTCGGGGTATTATCATAACTTTTGAGCCAGCAGTTGCTGAACTGATTAGGGCACACGGTTTAGAGCCAAAGCATCCTTGTGACGTCAGGGGGGCAGAATTTGAAGTTGTGACTTTTTGCACTGCCCACGCTGACCTTCAGGAGATAGTTTCCCCAGAGCTGTACATCTCATTGACCAGAGCGACTAAGGAGTTAAGAGTGCTTACTAACAAATTTGATGAGTCTTAGGCCACCAACCAATTACACCAATGCCATTCTCGCTGCTTCAATTGGCGTGGCTGTTGGACTACTCATACATTTTGTTAGAAGAAATGAGCTTCCACATTCAGGCGATAATATCCATCATCTGCCCTACGGTGGCCAGTACATGGACGGGACAAAATGCATAAATTACAATCGGGGCTTTGGTGGTAGGAACTTTTCGCTGCTAGGTACTAGCTCAAACTCCGGTATTTGGCTCCTCTTGCTAACCACAGGACTGCTGCTCTATGTCACCAGAAGTTGCTTTGCTCGTGGTGGTTATATTTACCATAGCAACTGTCATATTCACAGAACTGTTTAGTTCGAGAGGGGCACTAGGCAGTCAAAAGGGCTGCTACATTCTGGTCACAGGGGAGAGGGCTCTCGTTAGTGGTTGTGAGCTGAATAAACACACCCTGGAGATCGTTCGGTCTCTGAAGCCTGCTCGGCACTTTTAAAACTGGTTAGGTTGCTTCAGGGTTGTTGATAATTAAATATTAACTTTTGAGAAGATCTCTACGTGCTTAGCTAGATAGTGCAATGGCTGATAAAACTGAAACTCCGAAAGCACCGGCGGCGGCTGAAACCTCAAAGACACCAGCAGTTACTGAAACCAAGAAAGTAGCAGAAAAGCCAACTGGGCTCAGCAGTGATGATCGGAATAAGCTCAGGAGGCGCAGAGCCAGAGGCAATGTGGGCTCTACTTCACTTATTAGCAGTCCCACCAGAGAGCAAATGGAKGCAATCAGGATCGAACCCGACCTCATTTCTATGGCTAGTGAGGACCAGCTTAATGCAATAATGGCCGACTGGGCGTCATCCTGCAAARTTCCTGGTACGCAAGCATTCTCGAACGCTTTTGACATTGTCATGTACTGCGTACACAATGGATCCTCGGAGCTGACTGAAATCAGAGGAAAGACGTCCTCAGGGGCAGACAGAGAACAATTGGTCGCTGTAATCAAGAACTACTGCACCTTGAGGCAGTTTTGCTCCAAGTATGCTGCTATAGCCTGGAATTACATGATCATGAACAATGAACCACCTGCCAATTGGGCAAAGAACCAGGTTACAAAGAATGCTAAATTTGCAGCATTCGACTTCTTTGACGCCGTTACCTCTGATTGCGCCTTGCAGCCAGCTGAGGGCTTGGTCAGAATGCCTTCTGACATAGAACACACTGCTGCTGCTACGATGAAGGACATGAAACTGAGAAGGGATGAGCTCAGAAGAGGAACCCACACTTCCAACTTCACTGAAGTTACTGGCGGAAGAGCTGGGCCTAAAGTACCCCTTAAAACTGTTGGTACCACATCCGACAACTCCTTTGGTCATTAGACCAAATTGTTCATGCAAAGCCTAAATAATAAATAAACATGAGCAATTTTAAATAAATCAACCTTGCATGTTTAATATATTTGAGCAAAAAAAAAAAAAAAAAAAAAA